TTAGCTTTGCAGAAGCAATAGAAATTAGGGACCCATACACTAAATTGCCAGTTAAAAAGGAAATAAAACCATATATGGTGGACAACTTAAGACAATATTTAGAAAGAGAAATATTAGTTGCTCCAGAAAAAGACGATGAGTTGTATATGCAACTAATATCTTACGTAGTTTTAAGAACTACTCAAACTGGTAGGCCAGTTTTTGAAGCAGCTGGGTCAGCGCAAGATCATGCTCACGATGCGTTGATTCTAGCTTTGTTATCAATAACAGAAAATTACAACGATTTACACAAAACAAGATATACTACAAAGACAAGCAGTTTTTCTAACACTTTTTTTATGCCCGGACAAAGTAACAAAGATGATGATGAAAAAACAAGTTCTGAAACAAAAATAATTAATAGAACTCAACCAATAGCAGCAAAAGCTTATTTTAAAAAAGGACCTTCTAGAAAAACTGGTTCGCCAATTAGAAGGGAAACATTTTAAGGAAAGATTATGGCTAATTATGGTCTAGGAAATTCAAATGCGGTAGAAGATGTATTTGCAGAACCAATATCAAATACGTCTAGTTTAAATTCGCTTGAAAAAAGAATAGAAGAATTTAACCAAACACAGCGTTCTCCTTATGCGTTTGATAATTCAGTATCTCAAATAAAAATAAAAGACGTTAGATCTTATATATTTGAGTGCGAAAAAATAATATACAACCTGTTAAGTGAGGTTGAAACAAATCTTGAAAGTGTTAATATTAATCCTTATGTTAACTCAAAAATTGATTCAGCTCATACTGCAGTTTGGAAAGATGTTGAAAAACACAACAAAAAGACACAATTTGATTCCGAAGAAGGAACATTCACAATACAAGTGGAAAATCCAAAACCTAGTTTTATTTGTTATCAAGAATACATTTTTGCAGCGAGTCATCAATGCAGAGCCTGTAGAGAATTCATAAAACAATATGAACTTGTCATATCTCAGACTAGCTTTGGACATTTATATGCAATTAAAAAAATGTTGGAGCATTTGTATGATGAAATAATGTTAATAAAAAATATATCTGTTAATTATTTTGGGGAGACATATAATAATGAAACCGAAAGCGAAATTGCAAAACATCTCACAGACTGGGCAAAAACAGTTACGCATTATACGAAGCAATTTGCCAAGGAAATTACAACCCTACCAGTCTCACTCCCACAATCCGAGTTGGATCAAGTCTCTGCAAAACAAGCCGCGCAATTTCAAGCATTTTTTTCGATCAAAATAAATTCAATAGCGTCTGAAATTAATTCTTTGATTCATTTAGTAAAAAGAGATAGCTCAGACACATCTCAAATGTTTTACAACAACTTTTTGTTACCTGTGTTAACATTCAAGTCTAAATTGCTAGAGCCACTCATGCTGGATATGTCAACAACGTCAATGTCTTTGCAACTGCCAACCTTGACCGGAGAACTGGTCGTTGCAAACAATGCGATAGTTGGAAATCTTGGATCAATAACTGCAGACCTTGTTGAAAGAAGAATTACATTGGGCAAGAGACTTTCTGCCTTTGTTGAAAATATAAACTTAAAAAGAAGATACATAAACTATCTTATACAAATGGAATCAATAGGAAAATTAAGACAACCGTTTTTGACAGATCCATCATCAGATGATGTAAAAAAATACGTCGAAGCATTTAGTTCTATTGTTGTTGATTCATCAAAAAGAGAAAGTCTTAGGTCTTCTCATGACGATTTAGACGACATAGACGGAGATGCTCATCCTCAATATTTGAGAATTGATGGCGGAACAATATATGGGCCAATTACATTTGCGGAGGGTGCCACGATTGCAGGTATGGATCTAGCAAATCATACTCACAACATGACAGATGGAAGCTATGCGATAAATGCAAACTCTATAGATTATGAATCAGCAAGAGAGGAGTATTATAGGTTTGAAGATAACAAACCATATTCAAATTTAGTTGTTACGGGATTCAATGCTGTCTCAAAAATAGGCGGAGGTTATGATTTTGATGTTTCTTTTGACATAGAAATAGAGGATGATAAAATAAATAGTTATGATTTTGAAATTTTGTATAAAGAGATTTAACTATGGCTTGGTTTAAATATTATACTAATTCATCTTTGGCAACTTCAATTACGCCTCCTGTAAGAAGATTGATAGTTTTTCCTTTTTTATCAGACAATTTAAAAATTGGAGATTGGATAGGGATTTCTCTAGAAAACTACAGTATAGGACAGGTTTTTTCGCAGAGTTCTAATTCTATTGTTAAATCTTTTGATCAAGATTCTTTTGTTGTTGTATATGAAATAGGAAATACAAAAACAGTGACATATAGTGGAGTGGATTCTGACAATATTTTATATTTTAAATCTGTTACAAATGTTAATAAAGGATTGAAACCAGAAGGTGCGTATTATCTGTATTATCACTCAGACAATGTGCAGTATATTGAATTATCTGCATCAAATTATATTTCTACTAGCGCCTCCAATAACCCAACAAGCTACATAGCATCAACCTCTGGAACTGGGAACAACTTAATTGATTACTATTCTCATAATGTGAAAAAAGATTCACTCAATACACGTGATGTAACAATAGGTTATTTTGGAAATTCTTTTTTATGGACAAATGGGGAAACTAGCTCTCCAGGCTCAAAAATAGTAGGATCATTCAGCGGTCCAAGATTAAAAATTTTTGGAGACAAGGGACCAAACAGAGGAAAAATAAAAGTAAAAATAACAAAAACTACTCCAAGCGCAAGTGGACAAATTGTTGTAAAAGAAGAAACAAATATAGATTTGTATTTTGTGTCTAGCAATTTAAATACGCTAATATATAATTTTAATGCGCTAGATATTGATACGCTAACAAAAGAAGAGCAATACAGCGACTATTCTTTTGAGGTAGAACTTCTTTCAGAAAAAAATCCTCTATCCTCAGCATCCTCTGTCAATATAACACAGTATGCCTTCAGCAAAAATTACAATTTGACCTTGAATGCAGAAGAAATAGATTCTGCAATAGCATTCATTAGCACTGGAGCAATAAGATAATGACAATTATAAAGAAAACAGTAACACGGACTCAAGCCCAATTCCAACTATCTTTTTTCGTTGAAACCAAAAAACGCTGAAATATCAGCTGTTGATTCTTCACCAGAAGTGATAAGAGTGAAGACTCCCTCTGCAGCATCTTCATCAAATCCTTCTCCTATTGTTGGTTTAACTTTGGCAGCAAGCTTTGAGACAGTTATGTATTCTTTTACGGCTGTCAATGATATTGACTTGGATTATTTTGAGTATGAGCTATACGACAATGCAGGCGGCACAGGTTCTCCAATAAAAACTGGCAGGGCAAAAGCAAATGTTTTCACAGTTGCCGTAACAAACTCTACTGATTCAACACCTACAACTTATTCAGGAAGAGTAAGAACAGTAAGTACAAGTGGAGCAAAAAGTGATTATTCGGGAATCGCAGCATCTGGGAATACTCCATTAATCGAATCTCAATATATAAATAATTTAACTGCTAATAAAATTACAGCCGGAACAATAGGTGCACATACAATATCATTAGCTGGATCAACCTCAGTAATAAAATCAAGCACCTATGATGGACAATTAGTGGCTGGTTCGTGGACAACTGGTAATACCGGTTGGTTGATTGCAGGTAATGGTCAAGCTATCTTTGATGCAACGCAAATTAGAGGTTCTATATCAGCTGGTTCAATAAATTTAAATACCCATAACTTTTGGCTTCCCTCCACTGTTGGTCCTCCATCTACTCCAGTAACTTTCAAGGTCGGCACTGGTTCACAGTATTTGTTGTTTGATGGCACAAACTTATCATTGTCTGGATCTCTTTCTTCAGCTTCTGGAACTTTTACTGGATCTCTTTCTTCAGCTTCTGGAACTTTTACTGGAGCATTAGATGGTGGAACCATAAAGATTGGTTCAGGAGCAAGTGTATTTAAAGCAGATTCTAATGGTATTTATTTAGGCAGTGAAACATTTGGCATCGCTCCTTTTAGGGTTAGTACAAATGGAATAATTACCGCCACTGCGGGGTCTATTGGAAGCTATTCTATTGCATCAGGAAGCCTAACATCTTCATCTAGTGGAATGGCTGGTATAAACAATACATGGAGTTCAAATATAGCATTAAATACTAGTTCAAAAATTATTACAAATACGTATTATGTTGATAATTACAATAGTTTCCGGATATCATAACGTAATTACGTTCAATGACGTTGAAATTGAAGAGGGTGGAATTAAAGTTGAACGAGGCATATACGATGTAAACTTTATTCAAATACAAAGTTATGCAGGCTATAGATATGGTC